AGTTTTATCGATATCCATATACCCAGGTATCGTATCATAGTTTTGCATGCTTTTATATTTTATATATAATTGTTTTTTCTCTTTTTGTATTCTTCGAATAAAAGCATAATAAATTATTTGTGTAAAATATGCAAACGGATTGTTTGATTTTTCTGGATTAAAATTATGAATATAGTGTAGACAATTTTCTATACCATCAGATATCATGTCATTTTTAAATGCATAATTTATAAAGTTGGGCCTAAAAGATAATCTTTGGGCTATTTTCAAAAATACAGATCCTAAATATTCTGAAATTTGTGGAAGTTCCTTTTCATTTTTCTTTGCGTCATCATATTCACTTTTATATTGGATCATTGCTTCTAAAAATACGGAGTTATCCACATAATGGGCTTTATTACCCTTATTTTTTCTTCTGGCCATAATATTATCCCTTTTAAAGTTAATGTCGTACACTCATTATATCATGGAATTTAAATATGTCAAGTGTAAAACAGGGGGTCTTGACTTTTCAGGAAAACGTGATATAATAAAGTGTTAAACACAAAAGGTGAATTTAATTCATATATCCACTTGGTTCAAAATCTTCTAAAAGTTTTGACATTTTATTTAGTTCTTGATCTCTCGTCTGTGTACTATCTTCATTTACAGAATTTAAATAAAATCCTTTATATTCTTCTCCTAAATCTGAAACAGACATAATACTTCTTGTGGCTAAAGGTACTTGTGTAGTATCTGTAAAGGGCAACCATTTAAGTAATGCTAATTGAGTAACTTTTTCTTCTTTATCAAATTTCATTAGAACTTTCATTGGCCAATGGAGTTCCAAATAACCACTACTTTTACTTTTATCAGTTACTTGTACTTTTGCGAAAAGTATTTCTCCATTATCTAATCTAATAACTTTTAAGTTTTTGTTATCTAATTCTGCCATTCATGCCTTAAGTGGAATGTTATGAATTTTATATGGAAACTTTTCTTCATCATATATTTTCATTCGGTCTTCATGATGTCGATAAGCATAATTCTTTCTATTCTTCCATCTCAAATCATCTGCAATATCGTATAGTACTGTTTCTTGATTATTATCTGACAGTCTTAATCCTCGACCTATTGACTGTAGATTTCTAATACGACTCTTAGAAGGAGAAGAGAAAATAATGTTATGAAGATTCCTAATGTTGATGCCGGTACTAAATACCCCATAACTAGCCACGATGATTGCGTCTCGTTCTGTTTCTGCGATTGCTCGTATTTGTTCTCTTGTATCGGTTTCTGTTCCCCCATATACAAAAAAAGTTTTCCTATTGTCATCTGCTTTCTCCTTTATCATTTCGTATAAAATACGTCCATGTTTTTTCACTAATCTAAAGAGAAGTAAAGTATTACCATCAAGTGATAATACTAAGTTTCTTATATATTTATTTCTTTTCTCATGTCCTACTATAAATTCCAATTCATCCGCATACTTAATTTTTCTAAATTGCTCACATATTACATCAGGATATTTTAATACAATAATTTCTACACGAAATGAAGCTAATTGCTTACTGTCAATTAATTTTTTGGTTGTTGTAACTTTATAAACCTTACCAAATAATCCCTCTAAAACTAATTTGTGAGTTTGAGTTCCATCTAATGTTCCTGTAGTTCCTATTCGATATTCTGCGTTCACACATTTAGTCATGATAGATGTAAGGGATTTTGATTTGAATCCGTGAGCCTCATCACCAATTACTAATTTGTATGATTCGAAAAGTTTCTTATTGAGTTTATAAATGGATTGCCATGTGGAAATAACAACCTTCTTATCTGATACCTTATCTTGACCCGCATAGACTTGGTGACAAAATTTTGCGGAATCCCATCCATATTCCTGAAAGTCTGCATACAATTGAGAAACTAAAGAAGTAGTAGGTACAATTATTAACGTTTTAACATTAAGTGCTCGTACAATTAGATAGATGATTAGGGATTTTCCACTAGCAGTAGGAGATACTAACAAACATTTTTTGTATGATAAGGCATGATAAAATCCCTCAAGTTGATAATCTCTTGGTTCAAATGGTAATTTTAAATCCGCAAAGAAAGCTTTATTTTTTGCTATTTTTTTAGGTTTCCAATCAAAACCTATCGGGGCTACTGAGTAGTTTCGTGGCTGTGCGAATATAAAAACATATTCAAGTAATCCACTATACAGTAACCTATTGTGAATATTGAACAATCTTATCTTACCATCCCAGATCTTCATCCGAAAGGCCGGCATGAAAGTATGGCCCGGAACAATAAATGTAAAATAATCACACAATTCTTGTGCTACGCCTGCTTCACAGCTTATTTTGAGATATACCTCATCCTTCTTAGTAATCTCAATAATCTCAATGACCTTCTGTGAATCGTTTCCAATCGATTGCATTTTTTATTAAATATCCTCTAGTTGTTAAACTTTTCACTATAGATTCAAGATAGTTAACTTTTTCTTCTTGTAATGCAAGTAATTTTTTAGATTCTATTACATTATCATCCGCATCTATATATTCTTGTACATCTGCTTTGAGTAATTTTAATTGAAATGGTTCCCAATCGGCCGCCTCTAATTCTTTCGCAGTCATTCTTCCACTATAATAATCTCTTTTTCTTTTAATAAGACCGGCAAATAGATATTTTATTTCCTTGAATTTTAATTTTTCGTTGGAATAGAATATTAAATATTTGTTATGTAATTGGGGGATCTTTATGGATTCTTGAGATAGTTCAGTTTCATCCATTACACAATCGAGTGTCCATTGATATTGTATTTCTTCAAATTTCATAATCTTTCAATTTTTTAAGGGCAACCATCGTGCCCGCTTGTTCAATTATTTCGGCGTAACCCTCTTCGATCCATTCATCTATAAATCTAGTTACTCCTTCACAAGTTGGATCAGTATAATCATGAGCTAAACAAGGACCATTTAAATAATTCCAATGATGAATAAGGTCTTTCTTAACTCCTTCATATGAATGATCACCATCAACAAATAACATAGACAATGGTACATTTTCCATTGCGTGAGAATTCTCTGTCCTAATATCTATACGTTCTTTTTCTTCGTAATCATTCAACCAATCATCCACATCTGGATCATGACACCCCTCAACAACATCAACGGAAACTATTTCTACTTTGGTATCGTGTGTAGCAATGGCAAGTAATATGGTTGATCCTCCCCAATATCGACCAATCTCTAATATGATATTACCCTCTCTTGTCTTGGGCATTATTTTCCATTGCTGTGAAGCATACTTGTACAATAATCCTGCTTCATGCAAATCTAATCGAATTATATTTCTTGTTTCTCTTGGTGAATTAAATAACCATAATAATTGTGAAAAATCAGTCATTGTGAATATTGTTTTTTAGATATTGATAAGGGCTTGGAAAATCTTTAATTTGTTCATCCCAATTCTTTTTTCTTTCTTCAATTTGCTGAATATTGAACTTAGTCATTTTTTTAATACTTTCCATATTGCCCCCACTATATTTTATTGAATGTATATCTGTAGGGTTCCAATTCATACCAGCCGCCATACAATGGGCAGGACTATATGTATTGAATTGCTTATTAAAATTTTTCTCCCTATAAGCCTGATGAAATTTTCCAGATAAACCATCAGAAGTAGATGAAAAAAGATCTGGTGACCACTCTCTAGATATTATCTCTCGCCAGTATTCAGTATCATCTCTATGTGTGAGCCCATAACACATTACAACCGGAGCGGCAAATCCATAAAAATCATCATGACATTTGGTAGTAAATTCTTTTCTATCCCATTCACTTATATGTCCTCGTTCTAATGTACAACATAAATTAAATATAAATTGATGAGTACAATGTAATCCATTGGATTGTAATGGTTCAATAAAACCTGCTGCTAACCCAATTGCACAAGTATTTTTAACCCATAATTTTGATTGTATTCCACATCTCATTGGAATTAAATGATATTCTAAAGCTTCAACATTTTCATATCCTTTTCTTCTTAATCCCTGTTTAAATTCTCGTAATGCGGCTTGTGTAGAAATAAACTTATCCGAAAATACATAACCAGATCCCATTCTAGACCACAATGGAATTTCCCATATCCAGCCATTTTCAATCGCTGTACACTTTGTATAATTTACAATTTGTGTTTCTGGATCTTTATAAGGTATTTTAGTAGCCCAAGCATAATTATTGGGAATATAATCATTAATGTTTACAAATGATACCCCAAAGGCTTCAGTCAATAATAAAGATTTGAATCCTGTACAGTCTATAAATAAATCTGCCTCAAGTCTACGCCCATCATCTAATACAAGATGTTTAATCCCATTATCATTCAAAGGGATTTCTTTTACTTCTGCTAGAATATGAGTGAAATTATTAGAATACTTAGACTTACAGTAATTATCTTTCAACCATATACCGAATTTAGTAGCATCAAATTGATAAGAATATTTCGATTGTTGTTGAACTTCATTCTCTGAAGAATTATCAGTAAAAAGTGATTTGTTTTGATTTACAAGTGCCATCCCTGGGAAAAAACATTCCGCATAATCACTTACTGGTGTTTCGGGATAAAGTATTTTTTTAAAATGCCAGTCATCTAATCCAGTATTTGGTGGAAATATTGGCATACCAAATGGATAATGAAATGTTCCTGAATCTTCTCGATACCAGTTTTCAAATGCAATACTTAATTTATAAATGGCATCACAATGAGGCATAAAATCACGGTCATTAATGTCTACCAAACTTAACCAATTAGCAATACCTTGAAAACCACTTTGACCACCAGCAACAGTACTTTCTCCCACACCTATATTAGAAATATTAGGAGATTCTACAAGTGTAATTTTTTTATCAGGAAATTGATTTAATAATGTGGCTGCGGTCATCCACCCCGCCGTACCACCTCCTACTATTGCAATATTAATCATAAGCCTTCAAACATTTTCTTTAGTTTAGCTACATATTCTTCTATAACAATAAAAGGCTCATCAGGATTAAGTGGCCACCTATAATTAGGTATCAATCTTCTTTCAACCCGTTTCTTTGTGCTATCATCTTCATCATACTGTACAACTTCTGAAGAAAAAGTAAAATCTATGCCGTCTGGGGGATCTCCTATAGTATTCTCTAACACATTATAAAAATCAGCTATTAGTTTTTTCACAGGCCAATCTTTTTTATCATAAGTACATAACCATTTAGGTGTATAACTATCTCCGTCTTCAACATATTCTAACTTATCTTCTATTCTAGAAAATGTATATTTATGATTTTTATAAGATCCAATTCCTAATACATTATAATTTGACGCTAATAACATTTCGGGATTAGTCATCAAGCCATCAAGGTGTATATCTTGTTGAGACATTTCATCCCAATCTATTTCTTTTTTGTATATCTTATCTTCTTTTCTTGCCTTACGTCCTGTTGCATCAGCAAAATCACTATCAGAATCTTCTCGTTCAAATCCTTTATGATATTGAGTATTAAGATGTAAAAATTCATTTACTCTATTAGTAACTTGAACATCATACTTCCCCACTTCATCAAAAATCGTCTGCACACTTATTTCTGAAATATCATGATTGGCTAATTTTTGCATATCTGTTGAAAGTCTATCCAAATCCCTATTCACATCACCTGTATCAAAAAAAATAATATCTGACATTGTAAATAATCCTAGTGTATTTGCATGGTCTAAAAAATTATAAATGACATCATCATTTTTGGGTGCTCTTCGTTTTTGTTGTTTTACTACTTCTCTATCAAAACTCTGTACACAAGCTACTACTGTATTAAAGTTGTATTCACTCACCACATTTAATTGTTCCTTAGTCCAATCGGCCATGTGGAATTCCATTAATTTTCTTGGGCATTCTTTGAAATTAGGAATAAGATCAAATATGTTTCGCATTATTTTTGCGGACATCAATGTGGGAGTTCCACCACCCCAAAAATAGTTACGAATGAGGTCTGAACTTAATACAGGTTCATAAAATTTTATTTGATTTGGAAGATATTCTGAATAATAACGATGGAAGGCGCTCTTCTCAAACATTGTACCCTTAAAAGTACAATAAGTACATTGTTCTTTACAGAAGGGGCTGTGGATATATACCCCCGTTTTTAATTTGGTATTACTCCACGCTGTTAAAATTTCTTCTTTAGAAATTTCTTTCATAATCAAATAATCATTAGAAGTTAAAAATTTAACATTGGTGCGATGGTGTCTTGTTCAACCATCCAATCAGAAATATTATAGTTCACAAATCCCCAAGGCGCATCTCTCCCTTGTAATTTAAAATTTCTAAAACCCAAATCATAAAGTTGTTTAAATTCGGCTTTAGAAAGTACACATGACCTTAATTCTGATTTTGTCCACCTTTCACATATACTATTAGGATGTCCGGGATTATGAATAAAATCTACATTAGTAAAATTAAACATACCATGCCAACCATCAATTACTGCTGATGAAGTTTCATCATAGTGATCTTTTCTTATACTACAATTTATTGTACATTTTTCATTTACGAGAAGTTCATATTTATCAACTTTTCCAGACTCAGCTATTTTTTCACATAATCTGAGATTAAGATTATCATCAGGGTGTAAATATATTCTATCATACTTCTCAAACAAACTTTCGTAATATTCAAAGGTTCTTTTCTTTGGCATTTCTGATGTTAGTTTGACAATCGATGCTTTTTGTCTTAGATTTGGATATTTGTCTCTTATGTAGTCTGACAAAATATCACAAGTAATAGCAACAGAATTACTATCAAAGTTTTGTCTTGCCAACAAATCCAACAAATAATTACAACTTGGATCAGATAAATGTTCTTCTTTAAGTAAAGTATTTGAAAAAGTAAAAGTACAACCTATACCTCTATTATTATAGTCTTTGATTACCGCTTCTGGTGTCCATCCACTATAATTATGAACAGGAGAAGAACAAGAAGTTCTTCCTCCTTGCCACATTACATTGTAACAACCAAATACTGATGTAATGGGTAATATACATGCATATCGATTTTGAATTTGATCTAAAAGCTGAAAAATGTTATCATCGTGAACAAATAGACCACCGATATCCCATTTTGCATCTGGCCAATCTGGATTTAATATATCCTGACCGTGCGGAACTTTGTTTGATTTTAATTTGGGCATTTTTTAATTGTTCAATAGATTTTTAATAATATATTCTGAATAGTTAAAACTAATGGATGCGGTTTGATATACTGGATCTGTTGTAGTACTATCAAATGATATTGCTGATAATGAGATGGGGAATATTTCTTTGAAATGAAATTCCAGCGTAGGATTCATAGAACTACTTAAAATAGTTAATACTGCGGAAGTGTATTTGGATTTGTTACCAGTCATCCACTCATATATTTCTTGCCAATTTTTTAAATATTCATCAATCAAAAAAGTTATATCAAGATTCTCATAAGTTATAACACCAGTATAACGTGCAAAATTTGTAATTCGAGGAGCTCCAATTTGCTGTGCTTCTAATGTTACACCTGGTAAATTACAAGTTTGAACAAAAAAAGAAGTGGTTGGTAAGGCAGCAATGTCAAACTTAAATTGGACATCGGCTAAAGGGTTAATATTTTTAGGTTGTTCTGCTAAGCTTGCCATAGTTCCTTTTCATCTTTTGAAAATAAATTTGGGAGTTTTGGAAAATCATCTCCACGATAATTAATCCAAATAAATTGTAGAGCCGGATGTTTTTCAATAACTTTATAGAGTTGATCTGTCCAACTTTTATGTACATCTATCCACCCTCTTGTATTTTCATTACCTTGTCTTACAGTTTTAGTTCCGTTTTCATGTATATAACCATCACTAATTTTACTATCTTTACTAAAATAGTGCTTGGTATCGGCATAAAGATTATCATATTCATCTTCTTTATGATCAAACCCTAGTAAATAAACTTTTTCATAATCATTACAAGTAAAATCTTGACATGCAATGTGTAATGCTGAAGTTCCTGTAGACCACCCTAAAACTTCTTCACCTATATTTTTTATCTTATCTTCCATTCCTTTAGGAACCCAGATAATGTAACTTTGAGTTTTTGTTACTCCACTATCAAGTCCGGAAATATACACAAAATATTCACAATCAAATCTTCGATATGTTACATGTTCTGTTCCATTTGCTAAACCATCATATGCACTTGCGGGTAACAGATTCCATGAATTATGTGTAAAATAACATTGTCCTTCATATCCGGAGTCAATAATATCACTCATTATTCCTGCATCAATGGCACAAATTACATCAGGTGTAAAGTCTCTATAACAAGCATTACATCCTATAACTGTTCCATCTAATTTTGATGGATCTATATTTTTTCTACTTGGACCGTTTCCTAGTACAAAAACAGAATCTATACCTTGAGCATCATCTCCTTCAAACATTTCACTACCTCCATTATTATACTAATATTTAGTAAGCATAAAAAAAGGGTGGACATAAAGCCCACCCTTTTAAAGTCATCTTCAGAAAGAAGATTACATAAGGTTAGCCACGATAACGTGTCTGTAGTAACGGTTAGCGTTAGCTGTAAGTGAACCATCACCTGCTCCGTTATTTGCGGAACCGGTTTCATTCGCGAAAGGATTAGAAACAAGACCATAACGAGTCTTAAAACCAATCTTTGGCTGGAATGAATTCTCACCAACTGCACGAACCATTTGCAACGGAACGTAAGGACAGTAGAACAGTCCTGCGTCATATGCAGATGAGCCTTTGTAACCAACTGTGAAATAGTTAGTTGCGGCAGAAGGAGCGTATGGATCAACGAAAACTTTGAAACGACCATTCAAAGTTCCAACCATTGTGGAACCAGAATCATCTGGATCAAAATTATTTCCGGAAGGTGCTCCGGACAGCTGACCTGCCATTGCTAATGCAGATGCTACATCTGAAGAAGTAATGAGAACATTACCTTTTCCTCTGCGAGTATCTTTAGCAATTGCGTTTGCTTCACGTTCAATCTGGAACATCAACCCTTTGAACTTCTCTACTGACCAACGGCCATTAGAATCGGTATCAAGATCAAAAGTTCCTGCGGCTGTAGTGTTATGAGCTGCACCAGTTTTTGCGTTGGTGTAGATAGTTCTCATAACTTCGCGGTTAATTTCAGCCAAAATTTCATTTGACAGAATGTTTGACAATTCTGTTTCAGCATCCAAACCATGAACGGCTTTAAGATCCTGAGCCAATTCCATTGTGTACTCAGCTTTGAGTGCACGTGACTTGGCGGTAACAGTTACTTTGTCAATTGCGAATGCCATTTCGGATACTGCCACATCAGCTTCTTGTGTCGCTGTTGCGGTACCAGTACCAGTAGTCATACTAGCATGTGCAGGGTTACTGTTAGCAGAATGTGTTCCACTACCAGAAAATGATGTGTCGGCTTCGACAGAATCAGCCGCTTCTACACCAGCCTGAGATGTGATGTGAGACTTCATACAGAAGATCAGTCCGGTAGGACCAGTCATCGGTTGAACTCCACAAACATCATAGGCGATGAGATTAGGCATGGCTCTACGAACCAACGAAATTAAAACAGGATCAACGGTGTCAACGTTACCGCCGGTCTTGTTAGCGTGAGCTGCTTCTTGGATATTTCCAAACATTCCACCATCTTGAGTGGCTTGTTCCCGCATAGCTTTCTCTTGGTTTTCCAAAAGAACTGCCGTTACGGCCTTCCGATAGTTATCTTTGATCGGAGGGAGATCTTCGTGTCCAAGAACCGGACCCCACTTTTTCTGAAGGTCTTCAGCTAGGTACATATTATTCTCCTATAAGGTTTAAAATTAAGTATTGTAGCGTTTTATCGCTGATGTATAATGTTTCATAGATTCATCAATTTTTTCTGGAGATTTCTCTTCAGTCAATTCGATGGTGTCATCAGTTTCAGTAATTTCTGATGTAACTGAATCAGTCTTTGGGAAATAACTCTCCTTAAGGACATTCAATTTTTCAATGTATTGCTCCGTGTTCTCAAATTCAATACCTTCAGCCAACTTAGCGATTTTTTCCGAATCAGTATCGGCCAAATCTTTAGTTGATTGTTTAAGGGCATCATCTTTTTTGAACTGAGCCAATTCTTTTTGGAGTTCTACTCCACGATTAATCTCTTCATCCAAAGAGGTTTCAAGATCTTCAACTTTTGTGAATAAGTCGTCAACCATGTCAACTTTCTCTTCAGGAATGTCGATGTAATGTTCTGTGAAGAGGGTTTTGATTCCAGACATGAAATCTTCAACCAATTCGGAACGAATTCCTCTTTCGATTGCCAATTCATTTTCCTTCATCCACTCTTCTACAACATAAGTAAGATAACCGTCAACTTTTTCTGTAAGTTCTTTTTGGAACTCTTGAGATCCAGCTTCTTGTTCTTTTGCTTGTTGTTCCATCCGGGCATTGACTTCATCGACAACTTTTGCATGAACTGCAGCTTCGAAAATAGTCGTGGCCTTTGTTTTAAATTCTTCAGAAAGTCCTTCTTCACCTGCAGTTAAGGCTTCAATGTCGTCTTGAACATTAATCGGTCCAATATCTTCCTTTGTAACTACAGCTTTAGTACGGGTTTCTTTGACTTCTTTAACTTGTTTCAAAGAAGTTGAGGCCATGATTTGCTCATATTTACCAGCAAGATCACTTTTCAACATTTTGTTAACTTCATCATAGATGTTTTTCAACATTTGATTTTTAGTTGAAGGAATTACAGATTCTTTTTTTGCTTTTTTAGATTCTGCGGGAACTTCTTCTTCCTCTTCATCCCCTTCTTCCTCTTCCTCTTCACCTTCTTCTTTTTTAACGGAAGATTTACCTTCTGCTACTTCAGGCTCTTCTTCATCTTCTTCTTCGTCATCTTCTTCTTTTTTAACTGAACGTTTACCTTCTTTTACTTCAGGCTCTTCTTCATCTTCTTCTTCGTCTGAAGAATCTTGTTCAGCAGCAGCTCTCCGCTTTTCAGCTAGTTCTTCTTCTGTCATTTCCTCAGACTCTTTGGTCAAAATTTCTTCAGACATTTAAATCTCCTAATCTGTTCTAATTAAAGTATATTTACTTTGTGTATTATTTAGTAATTTTATAAACTTGACATAAACTGGTTAAAGGCTTTTAGTTGATATTGATCTAATTGCTTTTGACTAGTTATTTTCATTTCTTTTTCGATTCGGGCAATATGGCGTTCATCTAGAATACCATTATCCCATATCCACTCTTTTCCTTCCATAATACCATTGACAAATGCCGCTGGTGCAGAAGGATCGGCAACAATATCTGCAGCTGTTGCAAGATAAAAATCATCTTGTACGTGACTACAATTGCGACCCACAGGCTTTAAGGAGCCCATTCCTCTGGATGAGACACCCAAACGGGCACCCTCATCGATAAGGTTCTTTACAATTTTACCATAAGGAGTATCCATAATCTTGGCTCGACCTACGTAATTGTCTCCATCCTCTTTAAGTTCTTGTATCATGTGGGAGACTCTTTCCAAATTGACAGTCGGTCCTTCTGGATGTCCTAGTTCTCCAAACGCTCTGTTTTGTAGAATATAATTTTGGTGATATCTCTTAGCTTCTTTTTGTAATATTGCTTTTGGATATACTCGACCATTGCGATTCTTCACATTGGCCTGCATGAATACACCCTCAATGAAATAATTTTTTGATTTTCCGGCGCCTTCACATATAAATTCTACATCTTCTAATTGTTCGCATATAAGTCTCATTAAATTTCTCCTATCATGTGAAATTACCTTTTAAGTAGTCTACTTTATAGCCCAATGAAGTATTTTCTTCATATGCTGGGATGTCAAAGCCTGGTGCTTGTTTCTTCAATTCCATTATAATCGTATATGAATCACCAGATGCATGTCCGGTTGTGGAAAATTGAATATCACCCAAAACTTCAGAAGAATCTCCAGTTGCGTTTATTCCAATTCCCGGCCATTCATTTCCTGGCATAGACCAACTTCCATTACCTGATAATTCTGCAATATATTTTTCTGCTGTAGATCCGTCCCATTCAATTGCAACTTGTAGGCCATTTGTAATCCACATTATTTTAGTAACTAATACATTCCACTCTAGGCCCGTCAAGTTACCACTATTTGCAAGAGTTCTTGTATTAGCTCCTGATACTGCACCACTAATTGCATCTCCATTGGAACTGGTAGTTAGGATACTTGTTGCTTTTTTGTTCGTATTATCCCATCCAACAACTTCTACTGTGGATGCACCGGCTGTAAAACCTGTAACAAGAAAATGTTCAGTAGCAGCGGTTGTTATTACTTCGCCAATCTTAAAATTTGGACTTGCCGCTCCAGAAAGCGTCATAGTATGTTTCGCCCAAGCGAGTGTCGATAAATCTACTTTCTTAACATCTGATTCTGATGCATCAGAAAAAAACTTCATAATCACTTTACGTTCTGAATCTAATAGCGTTTGTGTTTCAGCTGCCATCTGTTACTTCCTCTTGACTTTCCGGCTCTTTCGAGTCTGTATTCGGTTTAGTTAAAAAAGTTTTAGCGAAATCCTTTTTCTTACTTTCTAATGATACCATCACTTTTTGTTGAAGTACATCACCTATTGCGGTCTTTACTCCTGCAGCATCATCTGATCTAGAAAATGCTACGATATCACCAATTGTAGTTTCATTAGACATAAATTTCCTCTATTATTTCTGTTATATTTATACTATTTATAAATTTTAGTTACTAATCACCTTTAAGTCTGGCTTGTTTGCTGAAGGATCAAATTCCCATTGTTGATCTTCTGATTCTCCTCCACCTTCAGCGGCCGCAGCTTCCGCTTTCTCTGCTGCAATCTGTTCTTTCATATTGTCAATTTCTTCTTGAGACAATTTAAGAACGTGCTTATTGATATATTCTTGAGAGAAATATTTACCAACAACTTCATCTCTATATCCCATATCATTTACTAATGTACCTAACCGTTCTCTCATCATTGTTGCTTGTTGTAGTTCCGCAAAATGTGAATCCGATTCCCACTCGTATATTATATTATCCCTTACAATTCCCCAATCCACAGAAGAAACAATTCCCTTGAGTAATAACTGTTTCTCTATGAGATCATTGAACAAAATATTAAATCGGGCTCTCAATCTTTCAATAAAACGTGTAAATTTAACTTCATCTCTAGAAATTTCTTCAGCTCGTCCTAGTATAAAGCCTGAATCTTGTTCTAACCTTGAGGGGGGAACATTGAGTGCTTTGTATAGTTTTGTTTTGAAGTAATCAACATCAGCCAATTCACCAAGATTCTCCCCTCCCGGCAACGTAGAAATCTCTGTACCTCTTCCACCTTCTCTTCGTGGAAGCCAATAATCCTCTAACATACTCATGTGCTTACGTTCATCTTTAATCTCACCAGTATTGGAATCATATACCAATTTGTTTTTATATTTGCTCATGATATCACGTAGATACTGTTCCGCTTTGATCTTAGGTAAGTTACCAACATCAATGTAGAAAATTCTACGTTCAGGAGCACGTGAAATACGATAGATAACTACCGCATCTTCTAACATTCGTAATTGATTTAAGGGTTTGATTGCTTTATGTAGATGACTTAAAACTAATTTTCTATCGGGATCTAATATACCAGAATGTGCATAAGAGATAGAATCAGCTGCAATTTGAACTGTCATACCTCCAGATTGAGCGGTAGAAATTCCTCTTTCATTAAATAAGTAATACTCTTGAAATCCAGAAGTATCTATCACTGCTGTGCCGTGTGCATCTTGAGCAACTTTTGGTTCTCTAACCTTTTTTATTTTTAGGGGATCTATTGAGCGTAGTTCTAATATACCACGTTTGGGGTTTTTATTATCAATGATAATGTGAAAATACAATCTACCATCAACATACCACTTTTTAAACATTTCATAACCAACTTTACGAAAATCGAGCAAACGAATCAGTTCTTTAAATTCGTACTTTACCTTTTCTTTAATATCATCTGATAGATTTGATTTTTCTAGGCTAATGCTGACAGGAGAGTTTTCCCTATTTGTAACAACGGCCTCATTAACAACATCATCTATTGCTTGATCACATTCAGGAAATGTAGCCATCTCCCTATATTTTCTAATTAATTCTAATTCATTTTTGGCATGACCTTCCATGTCAACATACGTACCGTATGCTCCACCGGAGGGGCCAATTTCAACTGCTCCGTCTTCTGGATCAGGAAGTGCAAAAGATTCTTTATTCTTTGCGTCCTTGTCAACTCTTCCTATAGAAAATCCAAATAATTCAACTGCCATACATTCTTCCTAATAGGTGAAATGGGAGTGGATTGCACCACTCCCATATAAAATTGTTTTCTTCATAATAAATCAAATAATTATTAGTTACCAGCGACAGTTCCACCAGATTCGTTTAAACCTATCCAATAATTATATTCCCATGTTATAGCAAAGGTTTGAATTTCATTAGTTTCCCATGATAGAGGAACTTCTGCACAAGAGGAGGGCCAGGCATCAATAAATTCATAAGTTTTAACTGCTCCCTGATCTTCTTTTGAAAGCTGTTTAACCGTCAATTTACCAGTATACTTAGTGACAGCGGACATACCTGTTTGTCTACTATTCGTTCTATGAGAATTAATCTTCTCCATCCAGTTTTCAATATGATTTCTGATTTCCATCCCCTCATCATTATAAACATCTGTATTTAATTGTTGTGCGGCTCTATTACCAGGAATTTGTAAAGCTCTTCCCATGTATGTAATAGTTCCCGCCTCTATGGTTGAAGCTGGGAGCACTGCACCTTTACACATAAATTTAAAGTCTGCAATAGTCATCCCTGTACCTTTAGCGGCATCAAGGCTACATTCAAATAAACTTCCTAATGCACCACCTCTTTTGAAATTTGAGGTAAATGTGTCGATGTTAAATGACATTGTTTTTTTCTCCGATGACTAAAATTAAAGATGTGATGGGGAAGTCTTTTTTACAAGTACTTCCTTCGAAAGTCATCGTCTTCCCCCATCTTTTAAATATTTATATACTATTATTTATCGGTTATCCACCGGTAATTTCTTCAAATTCAACACCGCTTCTAACTGCAACAAATTGTAGTTGTATGAAGTTAATTGAACGAGATGGTTTTATATAGATGTCTCCACGAAATTCGTTTCGATCTACTACATCTCCGGGATTATTACCCTCATCACAAACAACTGAAAAGTCTTGAACTCCACCTCTCCCTTGAATATCTCTCAAGAAAGGTTCAACAGTTGCAACGAACCTAGATCGTGTAAATGCATCGTTGAATTCAAACAAGAAGGAATTGGCCATAATCGCGATTGATTTTTCCAAAAGGATAAACAGTCGTCTTACGTTAATACGATCAAATGCACTTGGTTTTGCTAATAATGTTTTATCCCCAAAAAGAAGTATTCCACTTCCCGGCATTGCTGTAACAGGATTAATACCATTTTTATAAAGATCATCCCTTTGTGTCTTATTTGGACTAAAAGGAAGTTTAATGGCATTACGAATATTACCACGATCTATTCCTGCTGGTGACCAGAAGGGATCACGTGCTTCATCTGTAAAGGCACAACATCCTGCAACATCCCCATTTAATGGAACATATCTGAACACATCATTGTACTTATCATACATGTATTTCCATCCAGAGTCAAGTACTGCGTATGAAGAACTTGGCATTGAATTACGGAAAGATATAACGTCATTAACTTCGCTTCCTGAGTTATTAACAACATTTGCTTGTGTAGGTGAAATAAATGCCACACAATCCTTACGATATTCGGCAATATTATTAATTGCATAAATGGCTGTTGCTGCATCGGCATCACCAGTCATCAGTAGTGTTACATCTACTTCTTCAGTATTTTTGTATTCATCAAGAGCGGTTTGAATATTACCAGCAGTTGCTGCAGTTCCTGCAGTTCCACCAGTTAGACTTCCAGAAACGATAATTCCTTTAGCGTTAAATGTACCACTCGCGACTCCACCCCAATCGGTTGTTCCACCATCAAGAAGTGCATCTGCATCACCATCTGGGTGATGATCCATCCAACGGAGATACTTTGAACCTCTATTAACTAAATCTTTGTAATAGATACTCTGTCCATCTTCACCTTTGGCTCCACCGGCAACTGATCCTGTATATGATTCCACTACAGTATTGTTTGCTCCAGTAAATTCTCCATCTTCATCTACAACAGCAATATGAATCTCATCATAGTTTCCGCTATTTCGTTTGGCATGAGATGAGGTAACGGGCTCACTATCGAATGCGTCTGCATATTCCCATCTTCGTGAATGAGTGTTTGCGACTGCTGCAGCAACAAAAGGTACTGTAACTGTCATGGAAGTTGAATTAGCAATTGCCGAAATCTTACGTTCTTCATTGATTCCAACAAGTTTAACAAGATCACCTACAGTATATTGAGTATCAAGTGCTGTAGATGTTCCTGTTATTGTGCTTCCATTAGCTGAACAAGCAACTGTTCCAATCATTTGAGCTGCGGGTTCACCGAATGCTGATCTTTTCTTACGAGTAGCGGCAGCTCCGCTGGCCATACTTGCGGCACCGATTGCCTGACATTCTATATCGGATGTAACTGTAGTGATTACAGCATATTTACTATCAAACCAAATAACATCACCAACAGAAAGTTCAGCACGAAAAGTTGTTCCTACTCCTGTAAGAGTAGTATTTCCAACTGCATATACAATAGAAGTTCCAACTGTAAGCGAAACATCTGTATTACTGTTAAGTGTTCCATCATTATTTGTATTTGCTCTTGTGGCACCACACATGGAAACTCTTAAACTGTTTCCAAGATCTCCTGGATATTTTGCAATGAATGCTCCAGCAGTGGTGACTAGTGATCCGCCCATGTCTGGGTCGTATGTATTCTCATAGTGTTCATCATTTTTTACTTGTAGTGCGGTGGTCATTGCTGCATTATTTGCATCTGTTCCACTTGCACGAACTACTTTAAGATTTCCCGAATATGCGAGATAACTTGCAGCAGTGAAAAATGTTTTATATGTGGCTGCGTTTGGTTTACCAAAGCGACTTGTTAATTCTGATTCATTACTGACTGTAACGCGATCATACGTAGGTCCCCACTTAAAAGGACCGGCGATTGCGCCTTCTGTCATAGAAATTTCAGGTACAATAGTTGTTAAGTCAATTTCTTTGGTTACAACGCCTGGACTAATTGTAAAAGGCATCTTATCTCTCCTATAGATAAAGTTGAAAGATTATGGTTTATAAATTTTCTACCATATTACTTTTATTTATCTTTTTACAGTTCTCTAAAATCATAAATATTAAGTGTTATCATAAATTTATAAAGGGCATATGAATTACAAAGAAACATATAAGCTAATAGACAATAAAAAAATAAAAGAACGATTTCTTAAAAAAGTTGATCGTTCCGAAAAAAATACAGAATGTCATATCTGGCTTGCTTCAAAAAATAAAACAGGTCATGGAATGTTTTCTGTAATGGGAAAAACTATTCCTGCTAGTAGATATGCATTTATGATGTATGGTAATTTCTCATCAATTTCTGGAATGAGAGGTGAACTGACACCCAGTGAAGTAGTAACTCAAACATGCTTTAATCCATCTTGTGTAAATCCCAAACACCTTGAAGTATCCGATAAAAGAAAGATAGGAAAAAGATTATCTATCCGTCCAGACCAATTAGTTACTGGTTCTCTAAGTTTTTTAAACAGATTAAAAAAGGAAAGACCTGATCTATCTAATAAAATTGAAGATTTAATAACAGAAATAAACAATCCACCTACTGAAGTTAATTTTGCGGATATAGATCCATTTAGTAATATAGCCTCCTAGCGTCATCATCCACCGTCCACACAGTACCTTCATTATCCTTAAAGGTTTCCTCTTCCTGTCCATCATCTATAATTCCAAACGGCAACATGTCTTGCTCTAGAGTTTCCATTTGTTCTTCCCACATTTTCTTTCGTATATCCATATTTGTTAACTCCTTAAAATATCTCTGTTGTACTAGCCACCCAAATATAACAAGAGTCATTGCTAGATCATCATGTGAACCCTCTTCTGCTTGATATGTATTATTTGTTAAAGCAAAGGTTGTGAGTTCTCTAATTGTTTCAAAATCTGGTAAGAGTAATTGATCTTGTTCTATCAAATCTTTTAGAGTTGCACACCCTATCCTCTTGATCTGTTTACTAGTTCTTAATCCTAATTGAATGTTCTTTGCGAATCCACCACCAATCTGTTGTCCCGCTCTACCTCTCATTGTAATAATCATTATGTTTTCGTACTCTAAATCATAATGTAGAGTATCCGCGACTTGAGAACCAATATCATTTACCTCAACCAAAACATGAGCCTGATTATACTTATTCCCCACATTGAAAATTACATTTGGATATAACATAGGAGAAATAGTATTATCTCTAAATTTTGCTACTTGTTTGTATGGCATTCCGGAAACATCGAATACATTAAATGCAGAATAATCTAAACCCTTTCCTTGAGCAGTATCGGCTACCAATGCATATGTATGATTTTTTATTGGTTCTTCATAAACATCTAAATTATTATTAGAATGAATTGGAGTCTTAAATACCAACGTTCTAAGTTTTGATGGAGCAATTAATGTATACGTTGATCCCACAAATTCACATTCAAACTCTTGAGTGAACTGTACTTCAGAAGTATTACGTATTGTTTCTTCTTTCCATTTTTCATCACGTCCTGGCATCTCTGACCAATGTACTTCAATTGGCACATAATCATTTCTTTTTTCTATCGATTCAATCCACATTTTGTAAAACATATTCATACCAAGTGGAGTTGAAACAATAAGAACTTTAGTAGATTCACCAGAAGAAATTGTAGGATAAACAGAGGTGAAAAATTGTTCTGCTATGTTTTGTGGTACGTGTGCAAACTCATCAAGAAAAATAATATTGAATGAACTACCACGAACAGCTGAACTTGAAGTTGCTGCGGCGATAACCTTAGAGCCGTTCTCTACTTCAATATTACCTTTGTTCCATACAACCGCACCTTGTTGTAACCACTTAGGTAGATGTTCGTATGCAAGTTGTAATCTTGAAAGAAGTTCTCTCGCCACTGCTCCTTTGTTAGCAAGGATAGCAACATTAACACTTTCATTGAACAGGATGTAATGAAGTAAAAAACTGATGATCGTAGTAGACTTGCCTGTTTGTCTAGGCATTTTACAGATTACAAAACGATTATCATTGAACTTATGTATCATATCTCTTTGATAATCATACATATCAAATGAAACTAAACCCTTATCTACATGAACAATTTTGACATAACTCTCTATGAAGTGTTCAGGATTTTCCTTACATTTCATATATTCAGTAAGGGTTTCCTCTGTCCACTCTATTTTTTGTCCAACATTTTTTAAATTGGGGTTTCCAAGATAATTTTCGCTAGCCACGCTTCGCCTTTAATAGTTTTTGTAATTCGGCAGTAGATCCCACAAAGACTGCATTATTAACATTAACACTACTATTTGTTTCAATACTTAGTTCTTTTTTGGTTTTATGTAGAGACATTAATTCTTTATTTGCATCTAATCCAGATTTAATTAATTGACCAACTACTTCAAACGCACGTGGATGTTCAGATTGTTTAGCAATCTCCAACATCTCTTCTACTGCGTCTTGATTTCTTTCGATTAGATTGTAGTAATTTTCACGGGCATAATTATAATCAATGTCATCATGTTTAACATCACTATCAGAATTTGGTTTAATTCTTGATGCAGGCTCCGGCTTTATTTCCGGAGTTGGAACTAAACTTGTAATTTCTAATATTTCATCTATACGATCATCTACTGTCATCTTTCTTCTCCTTATCAGGTTCTACATCATCATACCAAGACTGGCCCTGTTCGTTTAAACAATCATTGGCTAGAGGAGTAATAATATTATGTATTTCTAGAGGTGATTTTTCTAAAAATTGTGTAGGGTTATGTTTTTCCCTAACCTTATCACATATACAAAAACATTGTTTAGATACATCTATTTCAGTTAATTTTTGGCTGTGTCTTTTATATTTTGTACCAGCTAAAAACTGAATAGCTTCATAACAAGACTTAAATAACAATAAGATATCTTCAGTTTTATATACTTCCTTTTGACTTCTTGGAACTATTTCATGTACTACTTGTTGATTCGGATGTGTGTCTGCCAATGCCTCTGTAAAAGAAGCCAACATTAAAATTACTAAAAGAATCCGAAAAAACATTCTACAGATTCACATCTAATCCAGTTGTCAAATTCACATCTATATTGTCATTAAAATATTCAAAAGTTTGTGTATAACCAAAATCATCATTTGCGGTGACATCTCCTGGTCCGGGTGTAACTGTTAATCTTGATTTAATTCCCGCTGCTCCTGTTCCTGCTGAACTAGTTTCTGTTATGAATTTCATTATTCCTGTTGCCTCAGGTGAACCCGCATCCGCATCTAAAAGTAAATAGTTAACTGAAAAATCTGTGCTATCTTCTAAAATAATATATTCTGGAACTTCTGCTTCTTCTGTAGGCATTCTAAGATTCACAATCACACTTTTGGTAACTGATCCCGACTTAATATCTGGATAGATATATCCTTTTAGTACAAAAGTAAATGACCATATAATCTCTCTCCTTAAAGAGAGTTCACCTTCGTATGAATCTTCAACTGTAGTACTATTTAATACTATAGAAAGATCAGGCTTAACATTCATAGACGGAACTAGATTCACACTAACTGTAAACTCTGGAGTAAAAAAAGGAACAATCTGTTCAAAAATTTGTGCGCCGTCTTCTGAACTGTCCACCATTGCAGTCAAAACAAAATCAAAATTATAAGGTACAGGATTAAATTGTTTCATAAGTGTACTTGTAGACGCGGCAGTATTGGCCGCATACACTTGACCCATTGTATTTAATTTTCTAACTCCATCATAAGTAATTCCGTTCATAATAAAACCCATTCTTGGAAGACTAGCTGCAACTCCTCCATCGGCCTGAACTGCTCTCATTCGAAGAATTAATTTGTCTTTGGCTTCGTATGAAATAGGAACTTTGATCTGTTCTGTTATAACACCAGCTGAATTTCTCCTTTGAATGTTTATATCATTAAAAAGTGTACCAAAAATTGCCACATATTTTCTAATAGTTTCATGATAATAAGTTGTTCCTAACATTATAGACTCCCGAATGGATTACCTTCGGTGAA